CCGGCAACAAGGGCCAGATCCAGCTCATAAGAGACGGAGCCCCGGCAGATCCGGCAGTATACGCCGAGATTTTCGACGATGTAGGCATAAGCTCAGAATACAAGGAAGGAGAATATGAATAAATGGCAAAACAGAAAAAACCAAGCATACCGCCAGAGATCAAAAGCTACATAGACGAGGTAGCGAAGAAAACCGCGGCAGCAGTCTCGGACGCATACAAGCCGTTGCAGCAGCCGCAGAACGCAAAGGCGGCGTTCAAAAACACCGAGGCTCGTCTCTATGCCCTCCCGGTGCTGAAGGTCAAGATTAAGGACGACGAGGAAAAGATCGAGGAGCTGAGAACCTACGGAACACCGGCGAGAAGCAAGTCGATCACCAGATTTTCAAAGAGTAGCACCCGCATGGATCCAGAGGAGGCTCTCGAGGCCATTATCAAAGACAAGCAGGCCTGCATTGAGTCGGACCAGCACGAAGTCGATGTTCTCGAGGAGGCTCTCGAAATCATCAAGCCAGATCCGTATTATGAGTCAGTAAGCGGCCGCTACTTCGAGGGGCTTGACAATGAGGCCATTGCTGAGTCACTGGGCTGCGACGCAACAACAATCTGGAGGAACCGCCAGCGCCTTATTAAGAGCCTCTCTGTCCGCTTGTATGGCACGGCCGCCATTGATTAGCCGCCGCCAGCAGCAGGCTGAGCGTGCAATTTACCGGTGCAAAAAAGATGCAATTTACTTTGAAATTGAGCCGTGTTATAATTTTTACAATGCAATAAATGGGTAAAGAAACCGCGCGAGAAAATCGGGCGGTTTTTTGCTGCCGTTTTTAGGCTGAGAGGAGGCGATCACACATGGCAGCCACCAGAGGAACAACCACTTGTATGCTGTCAAATTATGAGGAGCTCGTCAAAACGCTGGACAATATTGCAGGGGTAGACGCTGAAAAGGTAATAAAGAAATGCACCTCAGACGCAAAGAGCCGAGCGCAGGCGTGGGTATCTGCTGCCGTGTGCGAGGTTTACGCTATCAAGAAGGCTGACGTAAAGGCGGCGCTTGACGGCAAAGGAAAAGGCGGCGGCCAGCTCAAAGTCGAGGGCAACCTCGTCGAGTCCGTTGTATTAACATACAAGGGCCGAGTTCTGACTCCGACGCATTTCAAAATGAAGCCCACCCAGCGGAAGCCGAAGCCATACCGAGTAAGTCAGGAAGTATTCAAGGGCCAGCGGAAGAACCTGCCGGCCGGCGTATTCCTTGCCAGCTCAGGAGGCGAGGGCTCTACACAAATACCATTCCAGAGGGAAAGCGAAAGCCGCTACCCTATCAAGAGCATAAAGACATTGAGTGTGCCGCAGATGATTGAAAACGAAAAGGTGCAGCCACTCATACAGCAGAACATTGACGAGGGCCTCAGCAAGCGACTGGAGAACCACGTCAAGCAAATGCTCGCCAAAGCTCAGGGGTGAGCTCTACGGGGCACACACGCAGCCACACGGGCACCATACACCACCAGAGAACCAGAGGCCACCACTCCACACCATGCGAGCGGCTGGCCTCTTTCTATATGCTCAGCACTCTAAGACTGAGCCGCCACATCAGGCGCGGCAAGCTGGCCCGGACATGGACCACACCCAAAGGCCACGCCACACCAGAGGCGCAGCCCCGGCAGCAGGCCCGGGCAAGCCGAGGCAAGTCACCACTCGCGCGCCGAGTCGGCGCACCAACACCGCAGAGAAACGCAAGCAAAAAAAAGAACACGAACGCCGGGCACCCGGCAAAAGAAAATAAAAAAATTTTCACGGGTCCTTTCAAGCTTAATTTTTCCCTGCGGTGCTTGCGAGCCCAAAAACTTGCTAGACTCATAGAAAAATTTTAGGCCGTTTCGTTACGCCGGGAAGGAGGCAAGGCATGGCAACACCACGAAAAGAAAAACCGGCCGAGACTCCGGGCTACTGGCCGACAACCAAAATGGCCGAACTGTTCGAGCTGACTGCCCGGAGGATCCAGCAGCTCACACAAGACGGAGTTCTGAAAACTCACGACACACCGGCAGGCCGCCGGTACAATGTCGGCGAGGCAACGAAGGACTACATCAAATACCTGCGCACGCAGCTCGATCGCAAAGCGTCAGCTCAAAACGATAAGCTGGAGACCGACAAGCTGCAGGCTGAGGTAGATATAAAAAGCGCAAAGGCCAGAGTCGCAGAGCTCCAGCTCGCCGAACTCGAAGGAACCATGCACAGAGCTGAGGACGTCGAAGCTATCACGACGGACCTCGTTTTTAATATCCGCAGCATGTTAATGGCTATGCCGGGACGGCTTGCGGTTGATACCGCGGAGCTTGCAAGTCCGGCCGAAACTTCTGCCAGAATACAAGAGGAGGTAAACGAGATCCTTCTGTCACTCTCTCAGTACCACTACGATCCAGAGGAGTATAAAAAGCGGGTAAAGGATCGGCAGGGCTGGGCTATGATCGAGGACGATGAGCAGGCAGAATGAAATTGACAGCTTAAACAATACGTTCGTTCGAGCTGTTAAGAATTTCAAACCACCCGAGCGCCTCACAGTGTCCCAGTGGGCTGAGAAAAACCGCCGCTTATCTCCTGAAAGCTCAGCAGAGGCAGGCCCGTGGAGGAATGAGCGAACACCGTACCTTGTCGACATAATGGACGCCTTCACGGATCCCAAAGTCAACAAGCTAACCGTTGTAGCTGCTTCTCAGGTTGGAAAATCCGAGGTAGAGCTCAATATAATCGGCTACATAATAGATCAGGATCCGGGATCTACGATTTATGTGCAGCCTACTCTCGACGACGCCCGGAAGTTCTCGCGCTTGCGTATCGCTCCAATGATAAGAGACTCGAAACCGCTGAGGAAAAAAGTCTCGGACGTTAAAACGAGAGACTCCGGCAATACAATTTTGCAGAAATCTTTCCCGGGCGGCATGTTGACGATCACCGGATCCAACAGCCCGAGTGCCCTCGCTTCTACTCCGGCCCGCTACATTATCGGAGACGAGCGCGACCGCTGGGCGTCCAGCGCAGGAACTGAGGGCGATCCGTGGGCTCTGGCAGAGGCAAGACAGACGACATTCTACAATGCGAAGTCGATCGAGGTATCGACTCCGACAATTAAGGGCGCCAGCAACATTGAAAACGGTTTTTTTGCCGGTACTCAGGAGCGCTGGTGTCATAAGTGCCCGGACTGCGGGGAGTATCACAATATTGTTTTCGACAATATCCATTTTGAGCATGAAGTCAAAAAGGTACGAAATAAAAAGACCTACAAGGTCAAGTCGATAACGTGGGTGTGCCCGAGCTGCGGCTGTATTCAGACAGAAGCAACCATGAAAAAGCAGCCGGCGAAATGGATCGCCGAGAACCCGGACGCATACCTAAAAGGGCACCGCTCTTTCTGGCTTAACGCTTTTTCGTCTCCGTGGACTCCGTGGGAGAAAATCGTCACGAAGTTCCTCGAAGCTCAGGGCGATCCTGAAAAATTGAAGGTTGTATTCAACACCCTACTCGGTGAGTTATGGGAGGATCGCGGAGATTTAGAGGACGAGGACGCAATGCTCAGCCGGCGCGAACAATACGACGCCGAGCTCCCTGACGACGTTCTGGTGCTGACCGTTGGAGTTGACACTCAGGACAACCGCCTCGAGTATGAAGTGGTCGGGCATGGACTCTACGGCGAAACGTGGGGCATAAAAAAGGGAATTATCAACGGCCGGCCTGATACCTCAGAGGTATGGGCTCGACTCGACGATGTGATCGACCATGTTTACCGCTTCAAGAATGGCAAGGGCCTGAAGGTATCATTCACATGCGTGGACTCCGGCGGCCACTTTACGCAGGAGGTATACGCCGAGTGCAAGGCCAGACAAAACAAGCGCGTTTTTGCCATAAAAGGAAAAGGCGGCGACGGCATACCGTACACCGCCCCACCTTCAAAGGTGAAGATCGTCATAGACGGTAAGCTGATCGGCAAGTGCTGGCTCTACACTCTGGGAGTAGACGCCGGAAAAAGTAAAATAATGAACGCCATTAAGGTGCAAGAAAAGGGAGCCAAATACTGCCACTTTCCACTCGGAGAGGATCGCGGTTATGACTCTCTTTTCTTTTCTGGCTTGCTATCTGAAAAGCTGTCGCTCGTCCGAACCAGACGCGGCGACAAATGGCAATGGGAGAAGCTGCCGGGACATAACCGCAACGAGGCTCTCGACTGCCGCAACTATGCAATGGCAGCCTTCAGAATACTGGATCCAGATCTCACGGCAGTAGAAAGGCGCCTCAAAGGCCAACCGCTGAAAACCGTCGAGAAAAAAGAAAAGAAAAAACGCTCCAGCGGCTCGAAGCTGTACGACGACTGGTAAGGAGGTGAACCATGAGACAGCAACAAAAGGCTGAAAAAATCAGCAAATTAAAGACTCGCCTCGAGCTTTACTATAAGCGCGAGGAGGAAATGCTCAGCGGCGGCGTTCAGTCCTATGGTATAGGAACACGAAACGCCACCAGATACCAGACAGATCTCTCAGCTATCCGCAAAGCAATCAAGGAAATGGAGGACGAGATCGCGTCGCTCGAAAACAAATCACAGCGCAGGGCCGTCGGAGTCGTCCCTCGCGACTGGTAAGGAGGCGAAAACCATGCAGCAAATAACTCCAAGCAAAACACAAGGGCCACCTGCTCAGGCGGCAACACTCGAAGCCCGTCCGGGATCAGCAGCCCCGCGAGCTTCAAACTATGGATATTCAGAGGCCGGCGCAAGCTGGAAGAAAAAGGCGCTGAAAAGTTTCAAAGCAAGCAGCTCCTCCCCTCAATGGGATATAGACCACAACAATGACACACTAAGGCAACGCGCTCGTATGCTGTATATGGCTGCGCCGGTTGCTACTTCTGCCATTAAGACCAACCGTACAAACGTCATAGGTTGCGGTCTAAAATTAAATAGCCGCATAGACGCCAAGCGTCTGGGAATGTCTCAGGAAGCTGCAAAAGAGTGGCAAGAAAAAACAGAGGCCGAGTTCAAGATCTGGGCCGAAAAGAAAAACGCCTGCGACGCTACCGGAGTAAATGACTATTACGCCATGCAGCAGCTCGCGCTTATGAGCTGGCTAATGAGTGGTGATGTGTTCGGACTCGTTAAGCGAGTCGATCCGACTCCTATGTGCCCGTATTCTCTCAGGATCCAGCTCGTAGAGGCTGACCGTTGCAGCACACCGCTGATTAACTCGGGGTACTACTGCTTTTCTACCGAAGGCAAGGCAAAAAACGGAAACCGGATCTTTGACGGTGTGGAGATTAACGACAGCGGAATGATACAAGCGTATTATTTTCGCAATACCTACCCGCACATTATTGCAGCAGCCGAAACCGAATGGACCAGAGTTGAGGCATACGGAGAAAAAACCGGGCTCCCTAATGTCCTGCATGTTATGGAGTCTGAAAGGCCTGAGCAGTACAGAGGCGTCACATATCTGGCGCAGATTATTGAGCCGCTCCTGCAAATGAGGCGCTACACGGAGGGTGAGCTCATGGCTGCCCTCGTCGAGAGCTTTTTCACGGCTTTTGTTACAACCGACACCGGCGCCGATGAAATGCCGTTCAATGAAGTAAACGGCTCAGAGGTAGAGCCTTCGGATCCTGACGATTACGAAATGGGCCCCGGAACGATTAACGTAATGAAACCGGGAGAAGATATCAAGTTCGCAGCACCAACAAGACCGGCAAGCGGTTTTTCTGCTTTTATTAGAGCACTCTGCGAACAATGCGGCGCCGCGCTGGAGATCCCCGCCGATCTGCTCCTGAAATCGTTCAACGCCTCATACTCAGCAAGTAGAGCCGCACTGCTGGAAGCATGGAAAGCGTTCAAAATGCGCCGGGAGTGGTTTGCTAATGATTTTTGCAAGCCCATTTATGAGATCTGGCTCTCTGAGGCCGTAGCTCTCGGACGTATTCAGGCGCCCGGCTTTTTCAATGATCCGCTCATTCGTGCAGCATGGCTCGGGAGTGACTGGATCGGACCGTCTCAGGGACAGCTCGATCCTACGAAAGAAATCGGCGCCGAGATCCTTGCAAACCAGCACGGGTACAGCACCCACGAACAGAGTACGATCCGTTTGAATGGCGGCCAGTGGGAAGCCAACATGAACCAGTTAAAACGCGAAAACGAAATGATCGCGGAAGCTAACGGCACCACCCCAGAGGCTCAGGCTGAGGCTACTCAGGCTATTGCCTCTCTTATACTTCAAAATTCATTAAAGGAGGATCAGCAACATGCAAAAGCAAACAATCCCGCTGCGAGTTCTTAACGGCCCAGCAGCTCCACCCGCAGGCGCAGCCCAGAAGTTCTGGAACATCGTCGACGTAAGCGACGAGGAAGCCGAGATCACCATGTACGGTGAAGTTGTGAGCCAGAGACCGACAGACTGGTGGACCGGCGAACCGGTCGAGGGCTTATATATCACACCGGAAGGCTTTCTCGAAGATCTGGCTCAGGTCAAGGACAAGGCAAAAATCACCGTGCGAATTAACTCCGTAGGCGGCGACTTATACACCGCGCTCGGAATTTGCAACCGGCTCAAAGAGCTGAACGGCGACACCGTTGCAGTTATCGACGGAATTGCGGCCAGCGCCGCCACTATCATTGCTATGGGCTGCAAAACTCGTGAAATCGCTGAGGGCGCCCTTTTCATGGTACACGAGGCCCTGCTCACGCTTGTAGGGAATTACAACCACAAGGCCCTGCTCGAGGTAAACAAGAGACTCAGTCGTCGTGT